GAATACGCAAGTAAGCATTGGCTCTCTTACTCTACTCCCATTCTTTCTTTTGGTCGCAGTAAGCGTGGTCTGCCTATATCTTGTTTCCTTAATTATATTGAAGATACTGCGGAGGGATTAGTTGATAACCTTTCCGAAACGAATTGGCTCTCTATGCTTGGGGGTGGTGTTGGTATTGGGTTTGGTATTCGCTCTGCCGATGATAAGTCTACTGGGGTTATGCCACATCTTAAAATGTATGACGCTTCTTCTTTGGCGTATCGTCAAGGTCGTACTCGTCGTGGTAGTTATGCTGCCTATCTTGACATTAGCCATCCCGATATCATTCCTTTTCTCGAAATGCGTAAACCTACTGGGGATCAAAACCTCAGAACATTAAACATGCATCATGGGATTAATATTCCTGACGCATTTATGGAAATCATTGAGCAGTCAATGATTGATCCAAACTTTGATGACTCTTGGGATCTTGTTGATCCAGCATCAAAGGAAATTCGTGAAACTGTTTCAGCTAAAGAATTGTGGCAGAAACTACTTGAGTTGCGTATGATGACTGGTGAACCATACCTACACTTTATTGATGAATCTAATCGTAAGTTACCTCAATGGTTGAAAGATAAAGGATTAAAAGTTCATCAATCGAACTTATGTTCAGAAATCATTCTACCAACAAATGAGAAGCGTACTGCTGTTTGTTGCTTATCTTCTTTGAACTTGGAGTATTACGATGAGTGGAAATCAGATAATAACTTTCTTAGTGATGTCGCATCAATGCTTGATAATGTTCTTCAGTATTTTATCGATAATGCGCCTTCAGCAATCAAGCGAGCTAAGTATTCTGCAATGCGTGAACGCAGCATTGGTATCGGCGCTTTGGGTTGGCATGCTTACCTTCAGCGAAATAATATTCCCTGGGAAAGCCCACTCGCAGTTGGAAGAAACAAACAAATCTTTAAACATATTAGAGAAAAATTAGATGCAGCTAATAAGAAATTGGGAAAAGAGCGTGGCGAGGCTCCTGATGCGGTGGGTACTGGAAATAGGTTTAGTCATCTTATGGCTATTGCTCCCAATGCTTCTTCTTCCATTCTCATGGGGAATACTAGTCCTAGCATTGAACCTTATCGTGCCAATGCGTATCGTCAAGATACTCTCTCAGGTTCGCACCTGAATAAGAATAAATATCTAGATAAGATTATTAAGGATAAATGTGAAAATGACACTAAGTTGGACTATAACGAAATCTGGTCAAGTATTATCGCCAATGATGGAAGCGTTCAACATCTCGAAATCTTGGATGACTGGACAAGAGATGTTTTCAAAACTTCAATGGAAATCGATCAGCGATGGGTTATACAGCATGCCTCAGATCGTCAAGAATATATCGATCAAGCACAATCTGTAAACTTATTCTTTAGACCTGATAGTCATATTAAGTATATTCATGCTGTTCACTTTCAAGCATGGAAACAAAAATTAAAGACTCTCTATTATTGTCGCAGTGACAAGATCGCGAAAGCTGATAAAGTTGCTAAGAGGATTGAAAGAGAAATCATTCAAGAAATTAACCTACACGATTTAACAGAAGGTGTAGAATGCCTAGCATGCGAGGGATAAATGGCAACCAAAGTACCAGCATTTAAACAATATATTGGCTACGCTTCATCTAAGAAAGATGTCGCATGGCCAGCAGACAAGAAGATTCTTATTATTGGTTATGGTTCTGTGGGTCAAGCGATTCTTCCTACCATTATGAAACACATCTGCGGTAATGGTAAACAAATTACAGTGTTAGAGCGTGGTGAGAATGAGAAAGTATTTAAAGAACGCAACAAAGGTAATGGCGTAAACTATGTTAAGAAGGAAATTCTTCGAAACAATCTAGACAAGACATTGGCAGAACATGTAGGCGACAATGGCTTCATTGTTGATGTAAGTTTAAACATTGGTGTTGAAGAAATTCTTGAGTGGGCATGGCAACATGACTGTAACTACATTAATACTTCGTTAGAGCGTTGGGCTGATCAGCCAGACGAAACTATTCCTAGAATGAAGGATCGTACTCTGTTTGCTGCTCATAGACAAATGCGTAAGGTTGCTGAGAAGTATCCTAATGCTCCTACAGCAACAGTTACTCATGGCGCAAATCCTGGACTTGTTACTCACCTTACTAAACGAGCACTGTTGAAACTTGCCGAGAAGAAAGGTAAGAAAGCAAACAAACCTGCCGATCGCGAAGGATGGGCAAAGTTAATGAAATCTTTGGGTGTTAAAGTTGTTCACATTGCTGAGAGAGATACTCAGATTATTGACGAACCAAAAGAAAAGAATGAATTTGTTAATACTTGGAGTCCTGAAGGATTCTGGGCAGAAGGTCGTGCTCCAGCAGAAATGGGATGGGGAACACATGAAGATGCTCATCCAGAGAATGGTGCTGTTCAAGGTAACACTGCCTTCGTCAAAGAGCCAGGACTTGCTGTTCTAGTTAAGTCTTGGGTTCCACTTGGTGGTCAGTTTAATGGTTTCCTAGTTCAACACTCTGAGGCAGTTACAATCAGCGAATACTTCACAACCAAAGATGAATCATTCCGTCCAACTGTTCACTATGTATATCAACCATGTGATGCAGCGATTGCTTCTGTTCATGAACTTCGTGGTCGTGAATTAGATATGCAATATAAACAGCGTGTTATTAAAGATGAAATTATTTCTGGAATCGATGAACTTGGTGTTCTGTTAATTGGTGATGACTTTGCTTGTTGGCATGGCAGTCAACTAAGTATTGAGGAAGCAAGAAAATTGATCCCTGGAGAAAATGCTACATCACTTCAGGTTATTGCATCGATGCTCGGAGCAATGATTTGGGCAATCGAAAATCCTAATCGTGGTTATGTAGAGCCAGAAGAAATTGATCATGAGTTTGTTTTAAAGCATGCCGATCCATATCTTGGACCGATCGCATTCGAAATGACAGACTGGCGACCAAACAAAGATACGAACAGTTTGTTCTATCGCGAATATAATGAAAAGAACCCTTGCTCTTTAGAAAACTTTAGAGTCTGGTCATAAGAGGAAAATATGGTAAAAAAAGAAAAAACAAAATTAACGGATCAACGCACCTATTTTAAACCTTTTAACTATCCTTGGGCATATGATGCTTGGTTAAAACATGAACAAGCGCATTGGCTTCACTCAGAAGTTCCAATGGCTGAGGATGTTAAAGACTGGAAAAAGAAACTAACAAATGAAGAAAAACAATTTCTCACGAACATCTTCAGATTCTTCACTCAAGGAGACATTGATGTTGCTGGTGGTTATGTTAATAATTATCTTCCTTATTTCCCACAACCTGAAATCCGCATGATGCTTATGGGTTTCGCAGCTCGTGAAGCATTACATATTGCTGCTTACTCTCACTTAATTGAAACACTTGGTTTACCTGAAACAACATATAATCAATTCTTAGAATATCAGGAGATGAAAGATAAGCATGATTATGTTACGGAATTGTCTAGTAAAAATGGTACACTTGAGTCTACTGCTACTCATATTGCTGTCTTTTCTGCTTTCACTGAGGGCATGCAACTTTTTAGTTCATTCATTATGCTCCTTAATTTCCCACGCCATGGGTTAATGAAAGGTATGGGTCAGATTGTTACTTGGTCAATTGCTGATGAAACAATCCACGCTGAATCAATGATTCGTTTGTTCAAAGAGTTTATCAAAGAGAACAACGAAATCTGGAATGATGAATTAAAAGGTAAAATCTACACAATCGCTGAGAAAATGGTTGAGTTGGAAGATAAGTTTATTGACTTGTCCTTCGCTAATGCTGAGATGAGAGAATTATCTGCAGCTGATGTTAAACAGTATATTCGTTACATTGCTGATCGCCGTTTAATCAGTCTTGGTATGAAGGGAATCTTTAAAGTTAAAAAGAATCCACTACCATGGGTAGAGGAAATGATCAATGCGCCAATCCATGGCAACTTCTTTGAGAATCGTGTAACTGATTACGCAAAGGGTGCTTTGTCTGGAGATTGGGGAGATGTGTGGGGTAAAGCAGCATGACCACAAAACATTTCGAATGTGTAGAGTGTGGAGCACTCGGCAAAATTATACTGAAGGGTGATGAACAACAACTGGAAGACATCGTGTATTGTCCTGTCTGCTCAGCAGATATATATGAAGAGGACGACTACGATGAGGATGACCAGTGACATGGCTGTATAATGGTGAAGAATACAAAGGTGAAGATATTGCAGACTGGACAGGTTTTGTTTATCTGATCACCAATCTTGCCACAGGCAAGAAATATATTGGGAAAAAGTTGCTTTGGTTCGCAAAACAGCGTATAATAAAAGGTAAGAAAAAACGCACCAAGGTAGAATCTGACTGGCGTGATTATTGGTCCAGTTCAGAAGAAGTCAAGAAAGATGTTGAAACTTTCGGTGAAGGAAACTTCAAACGAGAGATACTTCATTTTTGTAAAAACAAGGGAACTACATCATATCTTGAGGCGAAGGAACAATTTGTTAATGAAGTTTTGGAGAATCCTGAATTATGGTACAACGGACAAATACAGTGTCGAATACACAAATCACACATCAAACTAAACAAATGACTTTATTGCTGTATTTTACAGCAGTAGCCCTGTCAGTTGTTTCAGCATACTATTCTATCGCTGGTCTTACTGCTATTTTCGCAGCAGCAGTAATTCCTATTATGATTATGGGTGGTGTATTGGAGTTTGCTAAACTTGTCGTTGCTTCTTGGTTATATAGAACTTGGACGTATGTACCAATAATCATGAGAGCATATTTTACATGTGCTTTGATTATTCTGATGTCATTAACATCGATGGGAATTTTTGGTTACCTATCAAAAGCCCACTTAGACCAAGCAGTTCCTACTGGTGATGTAGCAAGTAAAATAGAAATTATCGACCAAAAATTAAAAACAGAGAAAGAGAATGTCGAGTCAGCAAGAAACTCAATTAAACAGCTTGATGCGCAGGTTGATCAAGCAATCGGAAGAAGCGACAACACGCAAGGAGTGGAGAGATCTGTACAGATTAGACGAGGACAGCAGAAAGAGCGATCCGCACTTCTTGCTGATATTGGATCAGCTCAAACCAGAATCGCAAGATTAAATGAGGAAAGAGCACCTATCGCTGCTGAGTTGAGAA